AACTTAAACCAAACTTCAGTTTCTGGCTCTACTATTTTTACGGACGCAGGATCTGCTTCTACGTTCAAAGTTTCTAATGCCGGTGGCACAGTAGGGGACATTGTTAATTCTTCAAACACAGATGAAACAGTAGGTCTGATGTTTTATGATCGCGGGGTCGCAGTTTTTGATCTTTCAAAAATCCTGTCAGGCGCTCAGCACGTTTCAGGTGTTATTGATGCTATGTCAAGCAACGCTCACGCAGATGCTGTTGCAGGACAAACAGTTATTGGCGACACTGAGGGCAACATAAAAGCTAAGTTCATTCCTGATTTTATGGTATCTGGCTCAATTGATAACATTGTTGATCACTTGGCTTCTACCAGATTCCAATCAGGAACTCTAACAGCCATGACTTTCCAGAACTTGACTAACATTAACTCGACCCTGTATTTCTGCCGTGCTAATGCAGATGAGTTCAATTACTCATCAAATCCAACGTACTTAGACTCTGACGGCAATATTAACGTCATAGATGCAGGCGCAAGACAAGATGGATCACAGAAGTCGTTTGCATTTGTTACAAAGGTTGGTTTGCATGATGCGCAAGGAAACCTCCTAGCAGTAGCAAAACTTAGTCGCCCCGTTGAAAAGAATCCTGAGAAGGATATCACGTTCCGAGTTCGATTGGACTTCTAATTCGTCCTGAACGAGGAGCTAGTAATCACGTAATTTCGAGTGTCTTTTGAGATTTAAACCATGACAATTTTTAAAATCGATAGAGATAATTTCGAAAACACGTCGATTCAAGCTGCGCCATCAAAGTCATTCTCTTCAAGCTCAATGGGCGTCACCGGTACATTATTTGTGTACCCAAGGCGATCAGATGCGCTCAAGGAAGTTATAGAATTTCCAACCCGAAACCCGCGCCCACAGTCTTTTGACGACGCATCTCTAGAAAGACAATTTCAAGATGCTCGAACCGCAATCCAAAATGACATTGCTGATATTGGATCCAGCACAGACCACTATGGCAACATGGACAAAATACTTTCGTTCATTAATACTGCGCTGCCTCCTTCGCCAATTATAAATCAAACGACTGCATCAATCCACCGCTTAACAAGATCTGTCGATGCAGATCGGGTGTTTGAGAAAAAAAGGTATATCGTTGATAATTTATACCCTGCGAATAGAGTGAAATTTCCTTCTTCTCATTTTTCGTACACAAATTATCACTCGCTTAATTTTTTTACAGCTTCTCAAGTTCCAACGAGGGCGTGTTTGTTATATCCCAACTCAGCATCAATTGAGCACGAGAGTAGAATATCAGGCTCTTACGTAGTGTCAGATGCTTTCACTTTTGAGTTTCACATTAAACCGAAAAATTTATTTGTGGCAAATGATTCGGGCTATAACCCAGGAACAATTCTACATCTAAGTTCTTCGTATGCAGTCTCACTAGTTTCAGGTTCTTCTGTAGACGAGAAAGGTAACTCTGATAAGTTTAGAATACAGTTACAACTAAGTCATAGTGCAGATGTAACGCCATCTTTAGCAGTTCCAGGCGGCTATCCTAACGATTTGATATTTTTATCCGAAGACAACGCGTTGTCAAAAAATGACTGGCACCACGTTGCAATAAAGTGGAAATCAAACAGAGATGCATCTACAGGAAGCTTTGTTGTCAATAGCAAAGAAGCTGGAACATTTGTTCTGCCTTCATCTTCTATAGCGCCTGAACCTTACGGGGCTGACAAAAATAACCCAGCAGTTCTTGTCGTAGGAAATTACTACGAAGGCACCAATGAAGGAACGAGTGCACAATCAAGATTCTTTTCTGAAAAAGTGGCCACAAACTTTGGGTTAAAAGATATGGACCCGGGCGTAACCGAAACTCTTCCAGACGTCTTTGACTTTACTTCACCTTTATGCGCTGAGATTCATGATTTAAAAATATATGAAACTTATCGAGAAGATGAGCAAATACAAACAGGCTCTATTCAAGGATCTGGAAACAGACAAGAAGCTGGGCTTTTGCTTCATGTTCCGCCTTTCTTTACAAAACAATCACCCGCAAGAAATATTTCAACGACACTAACGTCAGAGCTTACAGCGTCAACTGAAACCCCATTCAACACAGATCTTTCTTTTAGGGTCGCAGGCCACGACCTAAACATTGAAAACTTTACAAGAGACTTAAAGACTCTTAATTTCCCAAGGCATATGTCATTAACAGGAAGTTCAGGCTATGATTTGCCTGTAGGCGGAAATGCTAATGACGCTTTGTTTGAAGTTCCCGAAGTTAGGTATAGAAACTTATTTCTTCTTCCGTGTGATGACGGAAATTTTGCTCCAAACTTCTCCATTGTCGAAACAGGGAGCATACCTACGGGCCCAGTAAAATCAGGATCACTTTTTTATCACTATACGAATGATATGGATTTTGTTGATTTAAGCATGATCAAGCTTCGTGAACTGATACCATCTCAATCATTCCCTACGTTTCCCGAAGAAGTTGCTTACGAATCAATTAGGACTATTACGACAATAAAGCAAGAAAATCCTTCCAACGCGACTCCCGAAGCGCCGAAAGGGGATTACTACGTTTTACCCTTTGTATACGGAAGAACCCTTGATAATTCTTCTGATGAAATAGTCATTTTCGACGTTAGTAAGTTGTACTACGGTGAAAGAATAAAGCCTGGGACATTTGAAATACAAGACACATCACTTACAGGATCTGGCGGTCAAATTGGCATTAAACTGAAAGATGATGGATTTGGTAACTTGTACAGAGCAGACTCCGGAACATCACATGCAACCTGGAATTCTGTTGGAAACATCTTCTATGAAGAAGGAATTGCAGTAGTAAAATCACCAAATATACCACTTTTTGGAAAAGATCAATTTTCTGTATCGATGAAGGGTGAAAGAGAAGTCCACGCAATGAAAGTTCATGTTATTGCACCGGCTGCCTCGCTTAACTCTTCTTCAAATCCTTCATATATACCCGTCTCAGCTTCTCTAAACGCGAACGAAGCAAATGCAGAGTTTGTCGCAATTACAGGAATTAATTTTCATGATGACAATTTAAACGTTATAATGAAAACAAAATTTGCGCAGCCCGTTATTAAAAGAACTGACGACCGCGTGATGTTTAAGAGTAAGCTGGATTTTTAATGTATGTACTAGGCCTTGATATTTCCACATCTTGTACGGGAATTGCAATTCTGCATCATTCTGGTAAACTTCAGCAGCTAAATTATGTTGATTTATCAAAGTGTAATACGTACTGGGATAAAGTTGATCTATTTCGTGAGGAAATGAAAAAAATTTTATTTAGGTTAGACGGTCCAATCCAGAGTATTTATATCGAAGAAAGCCTGCAGAGATTTCGAACCGGAATGTCTTCTGCAAAAACACTTTCAACTTTAACAAAATTTAACGGCGTAGTTTCTTTTATTGCAAGAGAGTTGACAGGAGCTGCACCCGAGTACTTTAATGTGAATACGGCGAGAAAATCTGTAGGGATTTCCGTCAAGCGCGGAGAAAACGCAAAAGAAAAAGTTCAAGAGTGGGTTGAACAACAGATTGACTTCAATTGGCCGACCAAAATACTAAAGTCAGGACCTAGAAAAGGCACTGAGGTAAAACTCAAAGCTTGCGAAGACATGTCAGACGCTTACTTGATAGCTGCTGCAGGAATAAAAATTGTAAACTCAAACTAAGTTGTTTATAATGTTCTTGTGAGTAATTTGAATACCACCCACGAGAAGGTTACCTTCTTAAAGGGAGTTTTTGGAAGCGGCCGTCTGATGAATGACGGCATTAACTTCCATGTAAAGTGTCCAAGTTGCGGTAGAGGTAATAAGAAAAAGTTTGTAATTAGACTTGACAATGACTTGTGTCACTGTTTTGTGTGCGGTCTTAAAGCTAAAAATCTAGTCCCAATCCTTAAAAAGTATGCTGATCCTAGCGACTTACAAAAATATGTCAATAATTTCTACAAAGGAGAGATGGCAGCTGGCGAGATCGAGTCAGAAAGTGAAAAACTAAGACTCCCTGAAAAGTTTAGGCTTCTTGCTAGATCACTATCAGACGACGACCCAGATATTAAAAGTGTCATAAAGTACGTCCTGTCCAGAGGTTTGACAGCCAGAGACTTGTGGTATTATAAAGTCGGCGCGACGACAGTTGGCGGAGACAGAAGAAGGGCTATAATACCTTCTTTCGATTCTGAGGGAAATCTTAACTTTTACACTGGTCGCGACATTGACGGCGACAGATTTCCGAGGTATCTAAACTCCGCTGTCGACAAAAAACTTATTGTTTTTAACGAGATCAACATAGACTGGAGTGAAGAACTTACACTAGTTGAAGGGCCTTTTGATTTAATGAAGTGCAATGATAACGCAACGTGCTTATTAGGATCAGGTCTTGCGAGAGACGCTTTGTTATTTAATAAAATTGTTGAGCACAAAACTCCTGTGGTTTTGGCGCTTGACTCTGATATGAAATCTAAGACAATGTCGCTAGCAAAAAGACTTCATGAATTTGACATTCAAGTTAGAATTTTAAAAACCGATGGGTTTGATGATGTTGGTGCAATGTCAAAAAAAGAATTTTTAAAAAGAAAGGATGCTGCCTCACTTTGGTTGCCTTTTGATAATCTTAAATTTAAGATATCTAATCTTGCAACAGGTAGTATGATTTAGCAGGAAATTTTATGAGTATTAGAATCGCACACATTGGCGATGTACACTATCGCAGTTTGTCACGACATGATGAGTATCGAAAAGTATTCGAAGAGTTTTGCGAAAAAGTAAAAGAGCTTAACGTTGATTTAATATACGTTGCAGGTGACATCTATCACACGAAGACTCAAGGAATATCTCCTGAAGTAATCGATGAAATGAGCTGGTGGTTTACAGCATTAGCAGAAGTTGCTCCAACTCATGTCATTCTAGGCAATCATGACGGTAACATGGTTAACGCGCATAGGCAAGACGCAATTACTCCTGTTGTAAATGCACTCAATAATCCAAGAATTCATCTGTATAAGCAGTCTGGTACTTATCCATCTGGAATAAAAGGTTTAAACTGGAGTGTTTTCTCGTGCTTTGATGAAAAAGGCTGGAAGAATGTCAAACCTGTAGAAGATGAAATCAACATTGCTTGTTATCACGGCTGTGTTGTTGGATCAACTACTGATCAAAATTGGGAACTTGATGGTGAGATAAAACTTAGCTTTTTTGATGATTACGAGTTTGTTATGCTCGGTGACATCCACAAGTTCCAGTTTTTAAATGAAAAAAAGACAGCCGCTTATCCCGGCTCTACAATTCAGCAAAACTATGGCGAAGACCCAAATAAAGGTTTTTTAGTCTGGGATATTAGAGACAAGGATGACTTTGACGTCAATTTTCATAGGCTCTCTAATCCTCACCCGTTTGTCACGATCGATTGGCAAGGTAGTGTACCATCAACTATTAAAGAAGCTAAGAAGCATAAATCAGGGTGTCGATTTAGAATTAGAACAACTGAGACTATTCCGCAGATTGAAATCAAGCAATTTCACAATGAATTAAAGGCACAGAGGCAGCCTAAAGAACTAGTGTGGAAGTTTGACCAAGATCCTGATGAAACAAACGTAATTGATGCAAATAACAACCTTGTAAAAGAAGATCTTAGAGATCCAAAAGTTCAAGTTAAAATTTTGAAAGACTACGTTTTTGATGGCAAGTTTAACGACGATGAATGGGAAGACATCGAGAAGTTAGTCAATCGATACATTACCCTTGCAACACAGAACGAAGATGTCACAAGACACGCAAAGTGGTCTATTAAATCTCTTGAGTTTGACAACACATTTTCGTATGGAAAAAACAATAAGATCGATTTTACCAAGCTAAATGGAATTACTGGTATCTTAGGTAGAAACAGGGCAGGTAAGTCCTCTATTGTTGGAACCATAGTTTACAATTTATTTAACGGCACAGACCGCGGCTCAATTAAAAACCTTCACGTGATAAACTCCAGAAAAGGTCATTGCAACGCTAAGATGATTGCAAAAATCGGAAGTCATGATCATTTGATTGAGAGGCAATCAGTTAGGTACGAAGATAGAAAAGGAAAACAGTCTGCTGTCACAACTTTAAATTTTCAAAAGATCGATGCTGCTGGCAATATTATTCAAGACTTAAACGGTGAGCAGAGAACTCAAACTGAGAAAGTAATAAGAAAAATGTTCGGCACCTCTGATGACTTTTTGCTAACATCGCTTGCCACGCAAGGCAACATGAATGCATTCATTAGCCAGGGATCTTCTCATAGAAAATATGTTCTATCTAAATTCTTGGATCTTGATATCTTTGAAAAAATGTCTAGTCTTGTAAAGAATGACTCTGCTGAGATTAAAGGTAAACTTTCTGCTTATCCAGAGAGAGACTGGAATGCAGCTATTTTCATGTTAAGAAAAAACAAAAAAGAGCATGACGAAGAGATGGTTCTGCTAGAAAACGAATTAGTAGGGTTAAGAGAAGAAGCACAAAAAGTGCAACTCGAATTATCTAATTTCTCAGAAACAGATCTTGTCTCTGAGTCAGAAATCAATGAAAAACAACAAGAAGTAAATAAGCTATCTGAGAAAACAGACGAAGTTCAGATTCGCCTTGAAGCATGTAATAATAAAATTAATGATATTCAAAATAAAATTGATAAGATTGAAGAGGTAAAAACAAGATTTCCAATCGAAGAAATTAGAGAGAGGAAACAAGTTTACAATGATCTTGAAAAGCAGCTTACTTCCTTAGCACATCAGCACGATTCTGCAAAGCAAGTTCTAAAAAATCAAAAGAAATCTGTTAAATTACTTGATGATGTTCCTTGCGGAGATTCTTTTCCAACATGTAAGTTTATCAAAGAATCACACAAGAATAAGAAGCTTATCGTCGAGCAACAAGATATAGTAGCTAATTTTTCAAAAGATTTGCGCGCAATGAAGAGATCATTCAAAAAGCTTGAAGAAGAAGACCTGGGCGAAAAGATTCAAAAGTATGAACAATTAATGTCAAGACTCTCAGCGTTTAACGTAAACCTAACAAGAAAACAGAGTGAAAAAGAAGTATTAGAAAGAGACTTCAGAGATTTGACTGAAAATCTTGAAAAATCTATTAAATCTTTAGATAACATGAGAATGAGATCTTCCTCTGAAGATGTATCAGATGTTGCAAAAAACCTTAATGAGAATCTAAAAGAGATGCTTTCTGTGATTCAGCAGAAAGATGCCAGAAGAATTTCTCTTGCAGAACTTAAGGGCAACATAGACAGCCAAATTAAAAAGCTCCAAAGCGAAAGAGACGATTATTCTAAACTTAAGAGGATTTGGAAGATTTATGATTTCTTAATGAAGGCTTGGTCTAAAAAGGGTTTGCCTACTCAAATTATTAAGTCTCAACTCCCTGCAATTAACAATGAGATCGAAAAGATATTAAATGGTGTTGTTGATTTCACTGTTAAGCTTGAAACAGACCCTGAGTCAAATTCTGCAGAAATATACCTTGACTATGGGGATAGCAGAAGAATAATCGAGCTTGCGTCAGGAATGGAAAAGATGATTTCTTCTCTTGCAATCAGAGTTGCACTTTTAAACGTTTCTTCTTTGCCTAAGACCGACATGCTGATCATCGACGAAGGCTTTGGTTCTTTGGACGAGGCCCAGGTTGCTGCCTGTAACAGCTTGCTAGTCTCTCTTAAGAAGTGGTTTAGAAACATCTTGGTCATTACTCACGTCGATTCAGTAAAAGATATTGTTGACAACACTTTGGAGATATCAAGTAAAGGAAAGGACTCGCACGTAGAGTATGTCTAAAAAGATCACTGAGTTTAGCGAAGGATTTATGTTGATTCAAGACGAAGACATGGATTCTGTACCTCTTGCTTGCCCTGTTTGTGACTATTTTATTGACACTGATCAACACGCTGAGTATTATGCTAAGTACAAATGCTGTTTTGATTGCGGCGTCAAGTGGGCAGAAGGCATGAACAAAGAAAATTGGAAAAATGGCTGGCGACCTGACAAAGAAGTCATTGAAGCAGAGAAAAATTTTAGACGGAAAATGGTCTCTCCGTTAAGGTTTGACTGATTTGATATATTTATATGTGAGCTTATGCGGAGATTACTATGCTTTCATTTGAAGATGTAAACGTTCTAGGACAATTAATTGATACTTCTTTTGGCTACTCTTCTACAGGTGAAGAGAAGTACCAAGTTCCTGCTGGAAGATCTATTAAATCACACATTTCGGGAGAGACCGGCGAGGATAGACTTATTGTAAAGTTTACAACAGTTGTTAATCTTCACGGACACGAAAGTCAGCTGGTTGATGCAAATCACCCAGGTGCAAAAAGAGTTAAAGAAGAGTCCCTTAAATTGACTAAGGATTATATTGACGCTCTTAAGAAAGAATTTAAGGAAGCTACAGGTAAAACCTTGCGTCTTAAGGAAAGCTCCACAAATGACAGCGTTGAGCTTGTCAACTATAACATTTTTAACCCGAACAAAACTGTGTACTATAGAAGGAATTCAATCTTTTCTATAGAGGGCTAAAATGGCTATCGCCAATAAGCAAAAACAAGTAAAAGAGATTATCCGCTGCGGCAAGGATCCCGTGTACTTCATGCAGAAGTATGTCAAGATCCAGCATCCGACGAGAGGACTAATATCCTTTGAGACGTACCCGTTTCAGGAAACTTGCGTTGATGAGTTTGAAAACAATAGATTTAATGTTATACTAAAGTCTAGGCAGCTTGGGTTGTCAACCTTATCAGCGTCTTACGCGCTCTGGATGGCAATATTTCAAAGAGACAAGAATATTCTTGTTATTGCAACTAAATTAAATGTGGCAATGAACTTCATTAGAAAAGTGAAGACAATGCTTAGATCCCTACCTAAATGGCTGATACTGCCTGAGGTTGTGGCAGACAATAAGCAGACAATTGAATTTAGTCATGGCTCTGTTATAAAGGCAATTCCAACTTCTGATGACGCAGGACGCTCAGAAGCTCTTTCTCTTTTGATCGTTGATGAGGCTGCATTTGTTAAGAACTTTGATACGCTTTGGATGGGTTTGTATCCTACGCTATCAACTGGTGGTCGTGCTATTGTTCTGTCAACTCCAAATGGTGTCGGTGGCCAATACTACAAATTGTATACTGATGCGACTCAAGGTGAGAATGAATTTAATCCTATTAATTTGCCTTGGCACGTTCATCCAGAAAGAGACGATGATTGGTTCCAGAAAGAAACTCGGAACATGTCCAAGCGCCAGATCGCTCAAGAGCTTCTGTGCGATTTCGTAGCTTCAGGCGAGACATTTCTCACAGGTGATAATTTAGACTGGATTAGAGATGCAGTAAGAGATCCTGCAGGTAGAGAGCACGAAGACAGAAATTTGTGGATCTGGGAGTACCCTAAAACTGGTCACAAGTACATTATATCTGCGGATGTTGCTCGAGGTGATTCAAGGGATTATTCCACGTGCCACGTTATTGACGTTGAAGCAGGAGAAGTTTGCGCTGAATATAGGGGTAAAATCCCACCCGATAGGTTCGGTGAAATGCTAGATCATCTGGGAAGAAGGTATAATAACGCACTTCTCTCTCCTGAAAATAATACTTTTGGTTACACAACAGTCATGAAGTTAAAAGAGCTTAAGTATCCAAATGTTTATTACGCGAAAAACAAGGCAGTCTATCTCGGAAATTATTCACCTGAAAGAAATGACCAAGTAGGCGGATTTAGTACACAAGGCCAGTCAAGATTGCAGATTCTTTCCAAGCTTGAAGAGAATATTAGAAATAAATCTCTTAAGATCTACTCTTCGCGTCTATATGAAGAATTAAAGTCCTTCGTGTGGAAAGGACAAAAAGCCCAAGCTTTAAAAGGGCACAACGATGATCTTGTTATAAGCTTAGCAATCGGCGCTTGGCTGTATGACGGAATGATGGGTGGGGGACAAGTGGACGCTGATTTGAGCAAAGCGATGTTAGCAGGAATATCAGTTTCTAGTAGAAGTAAAGACGATATTGTTCACAGCCCTACCCACAGAATGCCTCAAAATCCTTTCGCGCCTATTAAGCAAGAACAGTGGGAGAAAGGCAACAAGTCCTTCGATAAGAAAAAAGGTTACGGCTGGTTATTAGACTGAATTATTTACTGCTGCTGATAAATACTGTATGTTGTGAATAGTTATTGACAGCGCTAATTCAAAAAGTGCTCTCTACCCAAATGTAGGAGCTTCGATGGCAGACGAACCAAGTTTCTTTAATAGATTAACCCGACTTTTCCGATCAGGTCCGATCGTCAAAAGAAAGATCAAGGCTTATCGAGAGCCCACCACTGGAACTGCAATTCAGCAATTCCAGAGATCACAAAGCCATGTATATGCTAACGCAATCAGCGCGTACGGCATGTACGATCGCATGAGTCGCTACGCAGACTTTCAAGAGATGGAAGCAACCCCAGAGATAGCATCAGCGCTTGATATCTACTCTGATGAGACTGTTGCCCAAGATGAAAACGGAAAAAGTTTGCACATCTATTCTGAAAATGAAAAGATTAGAAAGATTCTTGAAGAGCTTTTTTACGACAATCTAAACATTGACTTTAATTTAAATCCTTGGGTTAGAAATCTTTGTAAGTACGGCGATTTCTTCTTGTTTTTGGATATTAGCCCTGAGTATGGCGTCCTTAGCGGCTTTCCTGTTCCTGTAAATGAAATAGAAAGAGAAGAAGGATTTGATCCTGAAGATCCAATGGCGACGCGTTTTAGATGGGTAACTCAAGGAAATAAAATACTTGAAAATTGGCAAATCGGTCACTTTAGGTTGCTAGGTAACGATGCCTTTCTCCCGTACGGTTCTTCAGTGATTGAACCTGCAAGAAGAATTTGGCGCCAACTTATTATGATCGAAGACGCGATGCTTGTTTACCGAGTAATCAGATCACCTGAACGAAGAGTTTTTAAGATTGACGTTGGTAATGTTCCTCCTGAAGAAGTGGAAAACTACATGCAACAAGCTAAGTCTGCACTTCGGTCGAGTCAAGTGGTAGATAAACGAACTGGTCGAGTTGACATGAGGTATAACCCGCTTTCAGTTGACGAAGATTACTTCTTGCCTGTAAGAGGTCAACAAGACGGCACATCAATCAACACTTTGCCTGGAGGCCAAAATACAACTGCTATTGAAGATGTTGAGTACATACAAAAGAAATTGTTTTCTGCGCTTAAAGTACCGAAAGCTTATCTTGGATATGACGAATCTTTAAGCTCTAAGGCAACACTTGCACAAGAAGATATTAGGTTTTCTAGAACAATTACCAAGATTCAAAAAGTTGTAATATCTGAGCTTAACAAAATCGCTGCCATTCATTTATTTGCAAACGGATTCGCTGATGAAGATTTAATTGATTTTGAAATTAGGCTTTCAAATCCTTCGACAATAGCACAGCAGCAAAAGCTTGAGTTATTTAGATCTAAATTTGAAATCGCTGCTCAGGCACCCGAAGGTGTTCTTTCAAGAGATTATGTGAGAAAACAAATTATCGGTTTGACTTCTGAACAGATTGAAAAAATCGAAATTGAAAAGGACGAAGACAAACTTAGAGATCTTGAAATTGAGTCAATAACTTTACAGGCCCCTGAAGGCGCTCCTGCCCCTGAAGGAGAAGCTGAAGAAGTTGGCGCAGAAGAAGAAGAGGCAGAAGGCGAAGGCGGACTTGAAGTCAGCGGTGACTCTCCTGATGATGAAAACTTAATTCTCGGTGTCCCAACAATGCAAACTCCCGAGCAGAAAGATAAAAATCAAAGCACTAAAACTGGTACACCAGTAAAAGCAAGCTCAAAAGTTAAAGTTACCAAACCCAGAAGATCTCGTGGTGGAGACGGAAGAATCGATCCTGTAAGGCCTCCAGGCTCTACGTCTTATACTACACCGCGGCAAGAGAGATACGTCAACAACAAGACATTCGATCGTGAGATAGTAAAAGGCTCTGATCTTAGGCTTGAAGAGCAAGAAAAATATCAAAATAATCTAACTGCTACTTTAAAGAAAACTTTAAAAAACCTTGAAAATGAAATAGGTAATAGTAGAACAAAGTCGACCCTGATCACTGAAGGAGAGGATTTTACAGATGGCGAAGCATAACAAAAAGAGAAATTCTGGCTTACTCTATGAGTTTCTTGTCAGAAGCATCTCAAGGGCTATGGTTGAAAACAATCGCGACCGGGAAACAATCGCCCGGCACCTCGTCCACAAATATTTTAAGCAAGGAACTGAGCTTCATAGAGAGTTCCGGCTGATTAATGCACTTGTTAACGTACCTGTCGGAAACGAGAACCTCGCACACACTGTGATTCACGAGGCCAGAGCAGCAGCTAATAAATTTGATGGTGAAGTCCTTAATAAAGAAAAGTCAACTTTAATAAGAGAGATCAATCACAAGCTAGGCCCGGACACAGTTTACACCGAGTCAGTTCCAAATTACAGAGATTATGCCACAGCCGGAATGATCCTGGGTTACTGGCGTAACGAGCTTGATCTTGATATCTCTACAGTGATAAATTACGAAGCTCAAATTGTTGAGAATCTGTCAAGATCTGCAGAAGACTCTGATCTTGAAAGCGAATATGATGAGCAAGTCGACCCACTTGTTGTTAAGGTTATGGCAGAGAAACTTAATAGAAAATACAGTGCAAAGATGTCTTCCGACCAGATGGCGCTAATTAAGTCCTATATTTTTTCTGAAAATCACTCGCAAACAAAGGTGATCGCTGAGTCAATTAAGGAAAAAGCTCTTAATTCTCTTTCTTCTTACTTGCAAAACAAAGAAGAACACGAGGCCGAAAAAATCCAAGAAGTAATTGATCTAATATCTGGGCAAACACCAGAAGATTTAAACGATGAAACTTTGACAAGATTCTTACAAATGACACAAATAGTACAAGAGATCGAGGGAAATCAATGAAGCTTTTAACTGAATACGTAAATTTTGAATATTCCAGAGAGCAGCTTGCTGAGTCTCGTGAGAGAAACAACGGAAGACTTGTTATGTCAGGCATCTTGCAGAAAGCAGGAACGCTTAATCAAAACGGCAGAGTTTATCCAGCAGACGTACTGGAAAGAGAAGTTCGAAATTATCAAAAGTTTATTACTGAGGGAAGAGCTCTCGGCGAACTCGACCACCCAGACTCATCTGTTGTTGAGCTTAAGAACGTCTCACACGTAGTTAGATCTGCTCACATGGATGACGGAATTGTTTACGGAACAATTGAAGTTCTTGAGACACCCAATGGAAAAATTTTGGAAAGTCTCGTTGAAAGCGGAATTAAAATTGGGATTTCTTCTCGAGGAGTTGGCTCAACAGAAAAGACAGGCAGTCACGTAACCGTTCAACCAGATTTCCAGCTGATTTGCTGGGATATCGTTTCTGAGCCCTCAACACCCGGCGCTTTCGTAATGAAAGAAGCAAGAGACTTGACATCCCAAGAAATACAACAATTAAATCAGTATCTAGGAAAAGATGTCAGGGTTGACAGAGTTCTTAATGATATTCTTCAATGGAAGAATGAGGAGTAAAAAATGCCATTAAACAATCCTTTTATGGGCGCAGGTGATGTTCCTTCATACCAAATGTCAGCTATCCCTTTTGTGACTTCATCAAAAGTTGCAGAAGTAGGAACTACGCCAATACACATTCAACTTCCAAACGTTTCGAGGTTTATCGTTATTCACAATCCAACTGAGCATGTTTTAAGAATTGGCTTTACAGAAAATGGAGTGAAGGCGACAGGAGGCTCAGTTTCAGGTTCATCACATGAACAAAACGGTGATCATGCAAATTACTTGATACTTTCCGGCAATCAGTCTACCGGCCGACTTGAATTAAGAGTGAAAGACTTATTCTTCATGAGAGACGGTGGATCAAACTCAGGTTTTAGTCTTCTTGCGGGCATAACTCCCATTAAGAGAACGATGTTTCCAGCTCTTACAGGATCTGAAGGTTACATAGGAATAGGATAAAATGGCAAAGTTGACTAAAAAAGCACTTAAAGGCTTGGTGAAAGAATGCTTAATTGAAATTCTATCTGAGGGTATTAGCTCTGAAACACTTACTGAGTCAAGAAAGCCTGCTAAAAGAAATGCTTCCCCTGAGAGAGAGTTCTTGTCAAGGAAAAAAGCGTCAGACAACATTAAGTTTGACCAGAATGCAAAAGCTGTCTCCAAGACTTTAACCGAAGATCCTGTGATGCAGTCAATATTTGCTGACACCGCTAAAACAACACTTCAGGAACAAGTAGCTGCTGCTAAAAGACCTGCAGTACCAGCAGGCGCCGACCGCGCTGCTCAAATTGTTAGTCAGGCAAATCCCGAAGATTTGTTTGAAGGAAATTCAAACTGGGCAACTTTAGCTTTTGCTGACTCATCACCAACTCCAAAATAGATTAATTGTTTCAATTGTTGATATGTATTTGTAGACAACTGCACAAGGAGAGCAGACATGGCTGAAGTACCTATGGGTAATATTGTTCAAGTTGAACCACCTGAAAATCCTGGTTTGCCAGGAAATAGAAATGTTGAATCCCTTCAAAAAGCTTTTAAGAACTCACCTACAATTGAGGGCCAGCCGTACGCAGGCAAAGATGATGCTGTTAAAACACAGTTTGAAAATCTAGTCCTAAACGGAGAAGTTCAAAACGGCTTTGGTCTCTCCTCTTATAACAGAGACTTTATCAACGCGCCAGACGTCGCTGCAGTCGAAGAGGACAATGACGGTAACAAAATTGTTTCACCTTACGCACCAAACGTTGCATCGCCAAACGAAGACGGAATTCAAGAAGACGAAGTAAAGCCGTTTAAAGGCGCTGGCGGAGCTTTCACAGGGGACCAGCTAGCTAATCCATCAAAAACATCAGGTCAAATTAGTCGTTTAACTTTAGGCTCGTTCGGTCTTGGGACTAGCAAGCCTCAAGGTAGTGAGTAATTAAATGAGTGGCTTAGTTGAATACCATTTTAGCGGTATTCGACCTGACTCCAGAGCCGGCTCAGGCTATGGCAACACAGCAAAGTCAACGTCAGGTGTAGGCAGGAACTACACGAAGAATTCTTATTTCCCATACAATGATCCCGTAGAAGACGTAGAAGATCAAGATGCTATTGGAAATACAAAAACGTTAACAAAATTTAACACCAAGCTAAATAGAAATTATGTTAGTAACAACCCTGCAGGACCTTTTTATACTGACAGGGGCGCTTTTGTCAATGGCGCTTCAAGAATTGACTTGATTGGTGAGATCAAATTTTCTGTACAGAACACAGACTTGCTTTTAGAGATGCACAGCTCTCTTGGTGGTATTTCCCAGCTTTATGCAATGGGAAATGGAGCAGGAATTTACAAAACCCGAACTGGGAAAACTATCGGAGTCAATTTTGGTTCTCCGAGGCACGCCCAGGCAGTCAAGACAAAAAAAAGAATTTATAGGCTAAAGGATTTGCTTCTTCCTGCTGAAGAGCAAGAAGACAAGGAAGAAAATGAAGAGAAACAAGTATAAGAATCGTTTTAAGCGCCGTGAGCCTCTCGGGCCACAATCAGGCACTTGTCTTGAAGTAAAGGCGCGCGACGGTGAGACAGCTGAAGCCTTAGCCATGAGATTTAAGAGGCAAGTAAAGAGAACCGGGCTTCATGATGAGATAAGAAATGCTTATATGGAAAGATTTAAATCTAAGTCCGAAAAGAAAAGAGAGAAGCATCTTAGAGCCTTAAAAAGGCTTAAGAGAAACCAGAATAGGTATTAATTTTTGATTTTTTTTATTTCCGTAAATATTTAACAGTGTAGATGGGTGATTATTATGTCTAACAGCCTTTTTAAAGATGCGCTTGCAGATGCCAAGAAACTTCGCGAAATTGCGGAGCAAAATGCCAAGAATTCAATCATAGAGTCGATTGCCCCAAAAATTCGAGAAATGATCGAAAAACAGATCCTCGGCGACTTTTCTGATTTGAATGACGAAGCAGATATTTTTGAATCTGACAAGCAAGACCAAGAACTCGATCTCACAGCAGAGGCAGCTCATGAGTTGCAAAAAATGCTAGGTGGGGTCACAGATGAGCAAGTAGAACTTTCTACGCGGCGACTCAAGGAAATTGTAGCAGAGATCACTGTGCAAGTTTCCCAGGGCGTTAACGAAGAAGTACTTGATGCTTTTCAAACTAAGTTTACTGAACTCAATGAGCAAAAATTAGTCTTATCTGAAGATGCTCAAGGCGAATTCGCTGAAGAATATGGAGTTCTTTGGAGCAAGCTTGAGTCAGCTCAGACGCAGATTGAGGTCGCTCACAAGGCTTCTGTCCGTGTGGAGGCTTTGCAAGAAGTATTCTCAGAGATCACAGATAAGAACCCAGCTGATTTAAATGAATCAGATCTTAATAACTACATAACACTCGTCGGTATTGCTGACACAGCAATCCGTACATTAACAGAAAACCTAAATACGCGAGTAGAATACAACAACGAACATGAAGGTATTCTTTCGCAAACCTTTACTAATCTTTTAGAGACCGTAGAAAATAACAAAAAGGAGCTTGGAACAATGAAGAGAACTCTACGTGACCTTCTTTCAGAAGAAAGAATCACCATCGAACTTGACTTGGGGGATGACGTAGAAGTTGATGCCTCCGAAGTTGTCGCAACTGTCGCTGACGCTGAAGATGACGCTGATGCCGACGCAGAACCTGAAGGTGCTGAGGAAGAGATGGCTGCTGATGCCGACCTTGAACTTGCAGATGTCGAAGACGAAGAAGAGGCTGAAGCAATGGTTGCTGAAGAAGATATCGTCCTTGAAGTTGACGGTGATGATCTTGAAGCTGCTTTGGCCGAAATGGTCTCTGAGATGTCAGAAGCTACAGATGAAGATGCTGAAGATTTGAATGAGTCTGAAGAAGTTGAACTTACTGACGACACAGTCATCGAGATATCTGAGTCTATGCTCCGTGATGAACTTGCAAAAATTCGCTCCCTTAACGAAGCTGAAGAAGCTGAAGAAGTTGAGGAAGAAACAATTAATGAAAATGATGAAGCCCAAGAAGTGGTCGCCGAAGAGCAAAATGACCAACTTAACGAAAAACTCGAAGCATATGAAGAGGCAATTGATGAGCTTAAGGGCCAGCTCGGAGAGATGAACCTCTTTAACGCAAAACTACTCTACACTAATAAGCTGCTTATGAATAGTGATCTGACGCAGGCACAACGCGCACGTGCCATCGAATCACTCGATGAAGCGAGAAGCTTGAGAGAAGTGAAGCTGCTTTTTAAGACTCTTACTGAGTCTTTTAACAAACGCGCTAAGGAAACAGTTACTGAATCCAAGAAGCGTGTCGTTGGTTCTGCAAGTCGTGCAACGCGTGCCGCAGGTGCTCCATTGAATGAGTCACCCGAAGCATCTCGATGGGCAACTCTAGCAGGAATCGGCAAGTAGTACTTTATTTCTTTTAATAATTTTTTAACACTAACATAAATCTTTTAAGGAGATTTAAAATGAACAAGTTTTCTCTTGAGTCTTTGACTGAGGGAATCCGCTCTCGTCACCTGGGTGAAGAAAATGCCCGTTTGACAGAGAAGTGGACTCGCACAGGTCTTCTGCGTGGTCTTGATGGTGTTGCTCGTGAAAACATGGGCCGCCTTCTTGAGAACCAAGCAGCGGAACTCCTTCGTGAGCAGTCCTCCATCTCTGGTGGTGGCGGTGGTCTCGCATCGTCCGGTGACCTTCGCGGTTTCTCTAACATCGCATTTCCAATCGTCCGCCGTGTTTTCGGTGGTCTGGTTGCAAACGAGCTGGTTTCCATCCAGCCAATGAGCCTTCCTTCCGGACTGCTCTTCTACCTTGATTACACCTACGGTTCCAACGTTGGTGGTGACGCATCCCTGACCACAGGTGACGCAGGATCCGCAAACCAGGAAACATATAGCCGTGGTGATTCTATCTATAACAACCCAACAGGCAAGGGCGTACGCTCTGGTTCTTTGGCAACAGGCGGTCAGTACGATCTCGCAGGCGCAACCTACTCCAAGGTTCACAGCTCCTCGCTTCTTACAGTAATGACAGCTTCCGGTTCCTTCGGTACCAGCAACGTTCTTACTACAGGTGTTCACTGCCACGCAACAGGTACTGATGGACGTTTTCTTCAGTTCGACCCACAGGTCACAACACTTATTGAAGAAGACGCACTTAACGGTGCAGCAGACGGCACTGGTATCTTCCAGTTCCTCTTCCTGCCTTTGATAGACTTTGCTGACACAGTTGATCTTTCAAACGTCAAGGATATTTCCTTGTTTGATTCAGACGCATCAGCTCGCGGTGTTGTTGCCCTCGGTAGCGACTTCCAAGGCGGACAAAACGTCCTTAACCTTCGTCGTCTGAACCAGATCGGTACATTCGCAAACAGCGCATTTACCCCTAACCCACTGGTTAAGAAGGGTGACGCAAACGCAGTCCTTTTGGCTGTTGTTTCTGGTACATACGCTCCTGCCGCAGGCGCTGTAGAAGGTACATGCACCCTCACAGCTTCCTTCGCAATTGCTGACTCCTTGAACGTCGAGGACGGTTCTGGTTCTACCCTTACCATTCCTTCTTTCGAATCTGACTTCGGTGCAACACCTTCACCAGTCATTCCTGAGATCGACATCAAGGTCGAGTCCATCGCAGTTACAGCAGCAACTCGTAAGCTGCGTGCTCGCTGGTCTCCAGAACTCGCACAGGATCTCAACGCATACCACTCGCTGGATGCAGAAGTTGAGCTCACACAGATCCTCTCTGAGCAAGTTGCTCTTGAGATCGACCGCGAAATTCTTAACGACCTTCTCGTTGAAGCACGTGGTGCAAACCTCTTCTGGTCTCGCGCACCTGGTAAGTTCGTCAACAAGGAAAACGGTCTTGAAGTTACGCTTAGCAGCACGCTCGCTGCTGGCCCACGCTTCACAGGTACAGTTCGCGAATGGTACGAAACTCTCGTTGAGACAATCATCGACGTTGCAAACACCATTCACCGTAAGACCCTGCGTGGATCTGCAAACTTCATCGTGGTTTCCCCTGATATGGCAACCATCCTTGAAGCTTCCGTCCTCTACCGTCCATCCTACAGCTTGGACGGCGAAGGTCAAGTCTCTACCCCATTCACATTGGGCGCAGAGAAGGTTGGTACATTGAGCAACCGCTTTACGGTCTACAAAGATCCTTACTTCCCACGTAACAAAGTTCTCGTCGGATACAAGGGTGGATCTTACCTTGAGACCGGATACGTATATGCTCCATACGTACCGCTGATCGTCACACCTACCATTTTCGCACCAGAAGACTTCACACCTCGCAAGGGCGTGATGACTCGCTACGGTAAGAAGATGGTTCGCGCTGACTTCTACGGAACAGTTACTTGCTTGGATCTTAACGTGATCTAAGACAGAACATCAGTTCTAAGGAATTTATTCCTGAGAAAGAGCCGCCTTTTGGCGGCTCTTTTTTTTTGGAGTAAAAAAGCGATCACAAAAGCATAATTAGTTTAGAACAGCTTGTTATAGTAAATTTTCAAGTTCAAATATTTGGTAAACAAAAGGAGACTTCAATGGTCAAGACAGTCATCAATAATAAGGGCGTGGTTGCTCGCACTGGCACAGGAACTAAGATCGAAAATGATCTAAATATTTCAGGCGCAACAACAATCGGTGGCGCAGCTACTGTTACAGGCCAGGGGCTCACAGGATGTGCTTATAGTGCAGAATCGGCAATTACAGGCACAGGTGCTACAAACACAGACTTGGAAGTTACAATTCCAGCAGGCGCTGTTATCCTCGACGTAGGTGTTGTGTTTACTGAGGCAGTCGTAATTAACTCGAACGCCAACCTATCAGTCACAGTCGGATTCTCTGCAGGAGACAATGCTATCTGTACTGCAACTAATATGATTTCTGCCAACACAGCTGCTGCCCTAGGTTCAGCAATTTCTGTCTCAGGAGCCAATGGAGAAGGAGCAGCAGCACTAGCTTTTGTCGCAAATGCTCCGCTAAGAGTTGCAGCTGAGGACGTCATCTTCTTCAGAGTTGCTAACTCTGCAAACAACGTTACAGCCGGAAAAGCCGTCGCATTCGTAAGATACATGGTGGTCTCATAACAAGAAGTATTAAAAGGAGAATATCATGGCAAAAGTAGTAATCGATGATGTAAGAGGCATAGACCAAAAATCAGTAGGTTCAGGTGCAGTTATAAAAAACACATCAGAGTTTGCGGGAACTTTGAACTTAAATCCCACGTCAATCACAAACTCAGGCGGCGGACTAACAATGGTTGCTTTAGGTGAAGCTAAGTCCTTACTAAGGACAGGAGCGGGTAATGTTGCTCTTTCTTGTACAGTTCCTGCAAATGCAATGTTAGTTAATGTTGGTGTTGTTTTCACAACTGCAGTGACGCTTAGCGGTGCGACTAATTCAGGTGTCACAGTTGGCACATCCGCTGCTGGCACTGATATCTCAACAGGAAATCTTGGTTCATCAACTGCATCACCAGCCCCAATCAATACAGTTATTTCAACTAAAGCATCAACCGAAGCTGGTGGGACATTGTCTTTTGTAGCTAATGCAAAGCTACACTTTACATCCGAGCAGGTAATTCATATTACGGTTAATAATCAAGCAAACAACATAACAGCTGGAGTCGGAGTCCCCTTTGCTGAGTATATTATTGTTTCATAGAATTAAATCATAATTCGCTAAAGAGAAGGCTCTCAAAAACGAGAGCCTTTTTTGTACTTAAAAAAAGTGCTTGTTTTGTCCTAAATTATTTGACACCATATTTAATACTGTTAGAATTAACGGAGAAATCTTGTGGCAACATTTGCAAACACATTAAACCCAACTCCATTTGGAGCTTTTGATTCTGATACAGACTTCCAAACAGATGGTGACAGCATGGTCACGTTTGTCAAGAGAAAGCTTGGCGACGATATTCTATCTGTTGAATTAACAAAGAAACAGGTCTGGGCATGCTTTGAAGAGTCATTTTTCCAGTATGGGCAAATTGTTAATGAGTACCAGGCGAGATCGCAGATATCTTCATTTTTAGGTACACCCACTGGATCCTTAACAGGGTCGGAACAGAAGTACCCTAGAGATACTCTTGAGTTTTTAGTTAGACAAGCAGAGCCTTATGCGTTCGAAGCATCTGTCGGAGGTAGCTACAACTCAATCTCAGGATCGATCGCTCTCGAAGCCGGCCGTCAAGATTATGATTTATACGATGAGTTAAAAGATTCATCTGGTAACTTATTGTTTTCCTCGTCTTTAAATGTGAATAGCACAAGAATGAAAATTCAAGAAGTGTTTCACTTTAACCCGCAGGCAGCGTATAGGTTTTTTGATACAACGTCAGCTATAAACTATCTCAATAATGAGTTCTCTTTTGAGTCTTTTACACCTGAGACTATTTTTTACGTACTTCCTGTATTTGAAGATATATTAAGAGCAGGGCAGATGAACGTATCTCATAGAGTGAGAAGATCTAATTATTACTATAAGATAATAGGGACAAAGCTTCGAATATATCCTATGCCGACAGGAGATCAAACTAACAGAGACTTGTATGTTCGTGTCACCTTTGCTCCAGATCCTCTTAATCCTGCTTTTGAAGATGCGACAATTGAAGGTGTTTCAAACCTTTCCAATATTCCTTTTGGGGATTTGCAGTACTCAAGAGTAAATAGCATTGGTAGGCAATGGGTAAGACAGTATACGCTCGCACTCGCGACCGAGCTTCTTGGGCACGTTAGATCAAAATTCTCTACGATGCCCATACCAAACAACACAGTTCAGTTGGACGGTAGCAGCCTAGTCACTCAAGGTCGCGAAGACAAAAAAGAATTGAATACTAAATTAAGATCTATGCTAGAGTCGCTTACATATGACAAGATAATTGAAATGAATGCGACCAAAGCCGAAAACATACAGCGTCAACTTAAAACTGTGCCTGTTCCAAATGGGCGCGCAATTACAATGGGGTAGGATAGAAATTGGGTAGACTGTTTATTACGCCTAGAGAAATTGGTTTGGTTAATGATCTTACCAAGGAGCTCATAAAAGACGTTGTAGGTCAAAAGATCTACTACTATTCAATTTCTCTAACTAAGACAAAAATCAATACTCTTTACGATGAGGCACCCGAAAAGATTTTTGAAAACCCAGTTGAAATAAATTGCTTTGTAGACTACAAAGAACCCACATATAAAATCGGTCAATTCGGAGTTGACGAAACACAAAACCTCGAAGCGTACATTCAATATCGCGATCTGCTTGACAAAGGCATTGAAATCGATGTCGGTGACTTTTTCTCTTATGGCGACGTGTTCTTTGAAATAATTTCAGCAACCAAGATAAAAGAACTTTTTGGTCAAATAGAATACGGTGATGGTTACAGACTAATTGGTAAACAGGCAAGAAAAGAACAGTTTCTCACGCACGTTATCGGCCCCACTGATGAAAAATACTCTGATGACGATGCCGTTCAAGAATCTTTTGTCCAACAGCGAGGCTTTGATAGTAATTCTGAAGGCAAAACAGGAGATGTTAGAGAGCTACAAAAAAATGATGTTCTCGATGCACCACTTTCAGGACCACAAGAAGTTTCGCCAAAAGGTCGCGACGGCAGCGCAGGATCTTCTTTTTACGATGATGAGTAAAGCTTATGTCAACCAGAGATAATTTAAAAAAGCCGAAGGGCACAAATGATTTTATCCCGTCAGGTCTAGACGGCAATAACATTCCTGAAGATTTTCATCTCCCGTCTTGTGGGCTTGAAGATATAGACAAAGCTTTTTTTGACTTATTCGACCAGCAGCTTAACTTCAATATTGAAAACAGGAGTAAAACACTGACTGTGCCTGTTGTTTTTGCCACAGGTGAAAGGTTTGCGATTGTTAAAAGAAGAAAACCCTTGAGAGACGCAGCTGGTGCACTTATCCTACCTGTTGTCGCAATAAGAAGATCGGCCATCGACCAGTCTCCTGCAACAGAGCGCCTTGCAGATGTCGGTGACCTTGTAATTAAAAAAAGGCTTAGTAAAAAAGATCCAAGATATCAAAACTTAGTTAATAAACCAAGTCTAAAAAATCAAGATAGCGTCGCTGATTCTTCTCATGACTTAGACACGACAAATCCAAGGTCTGCTACTCCAGGCACAGTAAATTCTAGAAGACCAAGAACTCAAGAAACTGTAAACGTACAAGCAGGAAAACTTCTCGCTCCCGATTTAGGTGACAATATATTTGAAGTGCTTACCATACCTTTCCCGCATTTTATAACTGTGAATTACGAGGTTACATTCTGGACGCAATACATGTCACATATGAACCAACTTATAGAAAAGTTCGTTAGTTCATACACAGGCAACAGAAATCAATTTAAGATCGAAACTGAAAAAGGGTATTGGTTTGTCGCTTACGCTGCAAACACTGTGACTAACGCAGACAACTTTGATAATTTTTCGCAGGATGAAAGATTAGTACGCTATACTTTTAACATGACAGTACCAGCGTATATAGTTGGAACTCAAAATCCAGGACAAATGAATCCTATTAGAAGTTATATTTCTGCTCCTGATGTTTCTTTTGAGATTTTTACAGCAAATGCTCCTATAGTCGAGCACCCTAGCCAACTCCCTGACCCAACAGGAAATCTTGATAAATTTATTTTAAATGACGTTGATCAAATCAACACTGCAGGTAATGAAATAGAAGACCGGCGCCTACAGTACTTAAAAGCTGTCAACAAGATACGAAATCCCTTTTCTGGGGAGAACGAAAATGAGTTTCTCAAAGTTTTGACAAGAAACCAACGTCAGGGCGAAACAGTTGTCAGCGCGCGTATAATTAATAAGATTGATGATATATAAAGACTTTTGGCTTTTCTCCTCATAATTATTACGTTACTATAGTGACCACTGTAGGAGATTAATCACATGGCAGAAAAGACTTTTAGATCTCCGGGCGTATTCCAGCAAGAGGTAGATCTCACACAGAGAGTTCAAGATCCTCTTGGAACTCCGGCGGGTATTATTGGAACTGCAGAGAGAGGACCTGCTTTTGTTCCAGTTACTGTGGGCAGCATGGCAGATTTTCAAACTAAGTTTGGAAGTCTCGATTCTAAGAAGTTTGGCCCTTATGCTGTTAAAGCATTTTTGGATCATGCTAGCGCCGCAACATATGTAAGAGTTTTAGGTGGAGGAGCAAACTCCACAAGCTCTGATATTTCAACAACTGAAGATCAAGGTTCTGTAAAGAACGCAGGTTTTAAAGTAGCACCTGTTACTTCTGACGGTAGACAGGTAAAAGGCGCGGTCCAAATGATCGCAGCTCGTCACTCTGTTCCAGCAGCTGAGTCACAGTCCCCAAGAATATTTACAGACAATGATTCGTTCCCAGGTGGAGGCGCAGGAGGATTCGTAAACCTCATTAGAGGCGTCATATTCACAACCAATGAAACTGCAGTCGGTGTTTTAGATGGTGCAGAAGACGGAACAGACATATCTGCAATTAGTAACGTTGCTGCATTAAGCACTTCCGGCATAATGGACGGCAAGTTTAAGATTTACGTTTCTTCTTCAAATGATTCTTTTGGAACTGTGGATGCACAATCAGGTGTCCGCATACTTACAGCCTCTCTGGATCCAAGAGACAAAAATTACATTAGAAGCATTCTAAACACAAATCCAGATAAGTTTGAAGAAGAAGGTCACTTGCTCTACGCTGCATACGATGTTGAAGCATCTCTCGCAGCAGTTGCAACATCTGGCGACGCTGTCGCAATGCTTTCAGGATCTAGTAATACGTCGACTAATAATCCAGCAGGCGACGCTTTCTTGTCATCTTATGGTAGGTTTGACACGAGATACGCAACTCCAAAGACCACTGAAATTATCTCTCAGCCTTTTGGGGAAAAAGAGTTTGATTTGTTTCATTTTGAATCTCTTGATGATGGTGCATTCTCAAACGACCAATACAAGATATCAATAGCAAATATCAAAGGGTCGACCGATCCACTCAATCCATACGGTACGTTCACAGTTTACGTTCGTGCTTACGATGACTCTGACGCATCTCCTGAGATAATTGAACAGTTTCCAAACTGCACCTTAAATCCAGACGCTGAGTCGTTCATTGGCGCAATGATCGGTGATCGAAGATTAAAATACAATTTCGATGCCACAGATGAATCAGAAAGAAAACTGGTATCGCTAGGATCTTACTCGAATAAGTCAAACTTAATTAGAGTTGTTCTTAGCGCACAGCTCCAGAACGGAGACGTTCCTAAGCAAGCATTTCCTTTCGGTTTTAAAGGTTTGCCAGTTCTTAAAACAAATGATAGTTTAACTGATGTTCCTCCAACAACTCAAGATCCTAGGCTTTACTGCTTAGGCCTCGTTGGCGGCGCAACCGCTCAAATTTCTGGCTCTATCGTTCCTCCTGTGCCTTACGTTTTTAAGGTAACCAAAGGCGCAGTGGCAACATCAGCTGCTTACGCAGGTGAGCCTGGCGCCCTTGAGGATGAAGATCCAAGAATTTACTGGGGCGTTAAGACAACTCTTCTTGCTCCAGACACCACGATTAATCCAAACTCAAAAGGCGCTACTGCCAACGCAATATTGAAATCGAACTTAAACGGTGGGATCAATCATGGCCTCAAGGACATGCTCAAGTTTTCCGGCATTTCCAAGATGGATAACCTGGTAACAGGATCTGGCGCCAACGATCTCAATAACAATAAGTTTACACTTGCTCGAGTTGCACTCTCAGCTCAAGCAGGCGGAACAGCAACTGGTTTCTACAGCGATACTGAGATTACAGGTGCAGTTGGCCCATACATGAGAGAAGCAGTATACTTGAGAGATGCTAAGCTTGATAACACATCTTATGTTGCAACTGATGGAACCAAAGCAAATAGAATTACTTTTGGTACTCTTGCAGCGCAGACTTCTTCCGTGACTTTCAACAAGTTTACAGATTACATGAAGTTTACGACAGTTCTTCACGGCGGTTTTGATGGTCTTAATATCTTAGATAAGAACGCAGTAAGAATGAATGATAAGTCAGTATCAATCGATTCAGGCGGTGGAGCTGCTACAGCTTTCACTTCTCCTGGTTTATCTTCAAACGTTGCAGGAACAGGCTTAGACAATAACGGTGTTAACTCTTACAGAGCTGCAGCGTTATCGATACTTGATCCGTTTACAACAAACATTAACATACTTTCCATCCCAGGTATTAGAGAGCCTTTCGTTACGGACTTTGTCCTCGACAAGAATACCGATTACGGCATGTCTCTATACCTCATGGATATTCCAGCTTATGACAAGAATAGCAATAGACTTTACGATGATTCAACTAATCGCCCAGAAGTACAGGCAACAGTTGCTAAGTTTGAGGCAAGAGGAGTAGACAATAGCTCTGCAGCTTCCTACTTCCCAGATGTTTCAATTGATGATGAAACCAACAACAAAATCGTTGAAGTTCCTTCTTCTGTTGCGGCAATCGGAGCACTAGCCTTCACAGACAAGGCGCGCTATCCTTGGTTCGCCCCTGCAGGGTTTGATCGAGGATCACTTTCAAACGTACAGTCAGCTAAGGCTAAGTTGAATGCCGCTGATAAAGATACATTGTACGATGCAAGAATCAATCCCATTGCAACTTTCCCAAGAATCGGACCAGGTGGCACACCAGGTTACGTGATCTTCGGGCAGAAAACCTTACAGCAGGCAAAATCTGCGCTTGATAGAGTGAACGTTAGAAGAATGCTCCTCGAAGTTAAGCGTCAAGTTGTCGCTGTTGCAAACAACTTTGTCTTTGAACAAAATACTCCGGCATTGAGAAAGAAATTCGTTGCTCAAGTATCTCCTTTGCTCGCTGCGGTGCAAGCCCAAAGCGGTATTGAGAAATTTAGAGTGATAATGGACGACACTAACAATTCTCAGGCTGATATTGAGTCGAACAGATTAAACGGTAGGATCATTCTTGTTCCTACACGTGCTATTGAATTTATCTCACTCGACTTTATTATCACAAATGCTGGTGTGAGTTTCGAAGTATAGATATTTATGATATGATATTGGAGTTTTGAGAATGGCTGAAAACATCCCAGGCGTCCGCGCAAATGAAATTGATCGTTCCCAAGTTACGCCTTTAGGAATCGATGGTATTCCCGCAGGCGTAATCGGAACTGCGCATCAAGGACCTGCATTCGTCCCAGTTACTATTTCTAATTTTGCAGATTTTGAAAAAATCTTTGGTGTTATTGATAAGGTTGCAGACAAGTCCATGTTCGGACCAGTTGCAGCTCAACAGTGGCTTAGAAATGCTAATGCCCTGACTTACGTTAGAGTTCTTGGCGCAGGCAACGGAAAGCAAAGAACTAGCGATGATATCGTCACTAATGGCGGGTTCGTAGTAGGAAACGAGTTACCACAAGATTCAGGTTTCTTGGGTGCCAATTCATTCGCAAATGAGAATGGTGAACCGGGAAGAGTTTACTTTCTTGGCGCTTATATGTCACAGTCAAATGGATCAACCATTTTCTCTGACGCAGGAATACAAAACCTAGGTGAGGACAAAGCACGCCCAATACTTAGAGGTGTTCTTTTTACACCGTCAGGAACTTCTCTCACACTTTCTTGCTCAAACGGTGTCGCAGACAACATACCTTCAGATACAGACACTACAGCATCAAGCGTTGGATTTGTTACAGGAACAGTGAACTTTGAAAACGGTTCTCCGAAGTTTACGATGCTGATTAAGGGTTTGAAAGACACTACGGAAAACATCATTACTGCTTCTCTTGACCCTGCAGAAGCAAAAAGCTATTTTGCAACAGCTTTTAACACAGATCCTTCTAAAATGGAAGAGCGTGGACACTACTTATACACTCATTATGATGTTTATTCTGGGTTTGCAGTTGTCACAGGATCTGGTTTGACACCAAGCGATTCTGCAGAAATGATCAACAAGACATGTTCTACGACCTACGGAGGCGGCTCAGATGTCGTCTTCTTAACAACCAGCTCCCTTGACAGAAACACACTTGACGGTGATGTTCCAAACTATGAAGGATTCCAGACCAGGTTTGATCACGCAAGATCGCCTTTCGTGATTTCCCAAAAGTTTGGTGGAACTGCGAAAGATCTGTTTAGAGTTCACGCATTAAGCGATGGTGTTACTAAGTCTAAAGCATCTGATCCTGTTGGATCTAACACTAAATTTAAAGTTTCCATCGAGAACATTAGAAAGTCTACTGATCCTAATAATGACTACGGTACTTTCGATCTTGTCGTCAGAGACTTCTTCGATCAAGATGAGTCTAGCAAGCAGATTCCTTTGGAGCAGTATAGAGGGCTTTCCCTGGATCCAGGCGCTGACAGATATATCGGCCGAATAATCGGTGATAGAAATATTTTTTACGATTTCGAGCAGCAGACAGGATTCCAAAAGATTGTTGTCCAAGGCAAATATTCCAATATGTCTAATTTAATCCGCGTTGAGATTAACGCAGATGTAGAATCAGGTGATATCGACGGCACAGCGCTTCCGGTTGGATTTAGAGGGCTTGATCACCTGATAACGTCAGGAAGTAACCCGCTTACAGCAATTCCAGATGCTGGCCTCACAACAGACGCAACTGAGCTACTCAAGTCAACAGTTGAGCCCCCAGTTCCATTCAGAGAACATTTACTTATTGGTTCTGGTAGCGTAAGCGCTCGCGCCAAACCTTCCTTATATTGGGGCGTTCAATTCCAGCGTAAGGTTGAATTGGCTAAGCCGAATGAAGATTTACAATCTGAGCCAACCATTCAAAGTTTCACGAAGTTCTTCCCTAATTTCTACGGCTTGAATAGCACAAACATGAACGTTATGACAGGTTCAAACGCAGGCCAAGCAGATGCTTCAGGTATCGTATTTGACTGTGATAGATTTAATAACAACGGATTTACACTTGAAAACGTTAGGATTCTTACAGGCTCTGGCGATAAAGCAGACGCTTCTTCTAACGGAATCAAGGAGTGGAGATACGAACGAGCAGGAAATGTTACTGCAGATGCTTCTGCTAAGACTAGAGCCTGGACAGTTGATGATACCAGTGATCAAAAAGTATCTAACGTTTCTAAGTTCACGTTCCCAATCCAGGGTGGTTTTGACGGCCTAAGCATCTTCGATGCAGATTCAGCTAACCTTAATGATAAGTCCGCCAAGGGCGAAATGGATGATGCAAACCGCGGACAAAGAGAAGGTTCTACAGTTTCAGCATACTTTAGAGCTCTTGACGTTATGGCAGATAAATCAGACGTTGACATTCAGCTTCTGGCAATTCCTGGCCTTCGACAAGAAGTGATTTCAGATCAAGCTATTCTAAAGGTAGAAGACAGGTTCGACGCGCTTTACATTATGGATATTGAAGAAAGAGACAATGTTAACACAGTGGTTACATCTTCGGTCCAAAAAGATAGCATAAGCGTTGCAAATACAGTTACGGCGTTTGATTCTAGAAACTTAGATTCTTCCTTTGCAGCCGCTTACTTCCCAGACGTGACAATGACTGTGGCACAGAAATCATTGGACTCTCAGACGAAAGTTCTTAGAGAACAAACCACATCGGTTGTGGTACCCCCTTCTGTTGCAGTTATCGGTGCATTCTCCGCGAATGATCGCGTTGCATTCCCATGGTTCGCCGCAGCAGGATTTAGCAGAGGCGCTCTCAAGAATGTTACAGAAGTTAAGACTAAATTAAACGAAGACAACCTTGAAGATTTGAATAACTCAAAGATTAACCCAATCCAGACGTTCCCGAACTCTGGGCCAGTGGTATTCGGTCAAAGAACTCTGCAGCAAGCAGCATCTGCTCTTGACAGAGTCAATGTTAGAAGGCTTCTGATTGACATCAGGCGCTCAGTGCGCCAGGCAGCAAATCAGATCCTGTTTGAGCCAAATAGAGAGGCAACCCTTGCAAGGCTCAGCGCAAGAGTTCGACCAATCTTGCAAAACGTTCAGCAGAATTCAGGCATCGATAGATTTAAAGTTATCATTGATGCTTCTACTACAACTCAAGCAGACGTTGAGAACAACACTGTGAGAGGAAAAATCTTTATTCAACCAACCCGAACCGCCGAATTCATCTCTCTCGACTTCGTCGTTACAAATGCGGGCGTAGAAGGAATTTAACTCACATGAGAATATTTTTTGGCGTGACGTATATTTATAATGAGAGAGATGTTAGGAGCTTGTAATGGCAGAAACACTATCAGTCGCAGAGATGCTTCCAAATAAGTTTGAACCGAAACGCAAGTTTCGATGGGTTTTTGCTATAGAAGGGATAGACGCATTCTTAATGAAGACCGCAGCTCGTCCCCAGATTCAAACCCCGGCCCAGACAATACAGTTCATCAATCACACGCGTTATGTCGCAGGAAGAACTGTTTTCCAGGAAATGAACGTTTCTCTTTACGATCCTATCGCACCTTCAGGTGCTCAGCAGGTTATGGAGTGGGTGAGAACTCACTTTGAATCCGTTTCTGGTCGTAGTGGCTACGCTGACTTTTACAAGCGTGACTGCCAGATCAAGATGTTGGATCCAGTAGGAACAGTTGTTGAACTCTGGGACGTCAAAGGTGCGTTTATCACAAGCGCTAACTTTGGTCAAGACTTGGATTACAATTCTGAAGCTCCTGCAGAAGTTCAGCTTACGCTGAGATTTGACAACTGCGTCCTTCAATACTGATTTAATATCCGACGTATATGGCATATCCGCATTGCTCTTTGTGAGCAAGCCAAAAAATTTGTATTCACTGGTTTAACGTCTCTCTCACGTTAACATACAATATAAATGATTCGAAAGGACACCAGTATGTCTCGCAAAAATGATATCTTTACTTCTACTGGCATGCACGAACAGATGATGCAGCCATCGATCGAGAGGATGGAACAAGACTTAGGTTTTGACATTCCTGTTGAGCAAGTACCTTTGCCCTCGCAGGGTTTAGCATACCCAGAAGGACACCCGCTTCACGGAAAAGTTGCTGTTTCAATTAGAGCAATGACAGCAAGAGAAGAAGATATCCTCACGTCAAGAGCACTTATTAAGCAAGGCACCGTTATTTCACACCTGCTTTCTTCTTGCCTAATGGACAAGACAATAAACACACGCTCAATGCTCAGTGGTGACCGAACAGCGGTGATGATCGCACTTAGAATCACAGGATACGGTGCTGGATATAACGTTGAGATGGATTGCCCAGAATGCGGAACAAATCAACAGTGTGAGTGCAACTTGGCAGACCTCCCTATTAGAACCCTCGATCTTGAACCTGTCGAACCAAACACAAACTTATTTGCTTTTAAGTTGCCCATGTCAGGTAAGACCGTTCACTTTAGATTTGCTACTGGCGAAGATGAGGAAGAGCAATCGCTTCTCACAGAGAGAAAGAGAAAGCAAGGCTTTACAGCAGACAGCTTGGTAACAGATAGACTCCAGCGTGTAATCGTTTCTATCGATGGAGAGACTTCAGGCGGAAAGATAAATCAATTTATCAGAAACATGCCTGCTAGAGATTCTTTGACCCTACGACGCTATATTGACGCACACGAACCTTCGGTGTTAATGACGACACCCTTCACATGCACTGGTTGCGGATATGAAGAGGAGGTGGGCCTTCCGATAGGCCCATCGTTTTTTTGGCCTGAAACCTAGTGATAGAGATATCTACCTAGAGCAAACATTTCTTCTAATGTACTACGGTGGCTTCACTTACTCCGAAGCTTATAAGCTCCCAATCCAGTACCGCAACTGGTTCATCGATCGAATTAATAAAGAATTTAAAAAAGCAGCCGACCAGGGTGAAGCCGCGCAGTCAAGAGCCGCGCATCAAAACGACCCTACAACAAGAGCACTTTCAGGTCACTCCCGAGCAGAAGGACCTTCTAGAATCAGAAGATTTACGTAACTGTATATTTACTAAATGCTGATAAGCAAAAATCCCAACAACGGTGTAAGACATGGCAGAAGGTATTGACAATCTATTAGCGCAGCTAGATTTACTCGTAAGTCAAAATAATTCGATCACTGCAACAGTGTCAAATCTGCAAGAGCTTAAGACGCTAGTAAATGATATTAACGCGCAAGGAACAGCAGGTCTTTCATCTGCGCAGCAAGCTAAACTTAAGACAGCGCAAGCTTTAATTAAGTCTACAGCTTCTTCTGCAAAACAGGTTGGGCAAGCAGCTTCTGCTGCAGCTGTATCTACTAACGATATGACTGAATCCTTGAAGAAGGCCGGAATGGCTGTAGGTCTCGGGGCTCTTACAATCGGTGCTTTTAAACTAGGAAGTCAGCTCGACAAAGTAGCATTTAAAGCCTCAGGGATGGATAAAGTTTTCAAGACAATGGGTGTTTCCGGGGCAGAAGGATTCACAGACGCATTCGTAAAATCGTACGACGAGAAAGTTGTGCCTGTCTTGCAGCAAGCAGAAGATTCTTTTGCATCTCTTTTCGGTGAAGCACAACAAAAGGGTACGGGTGCAGTTGCTAATTTAGGATTTGACCTAAGACAACAAGTTGATC